GCCAGCTAGACGTACCTCACGACGGTTGATTGTGATTCGGCCCTCGACGCGCTGTACCTGGGTTTGCCACACACCATCAAGGAACAGTTCGCCGTAGGAGCCGTTGATAGTACGATCTGGATTTAGTGCCATCGCTATGTACCAACCTTCACGGTGACAAGGATGACGTCGATGGTGTCAACCACGGTCATCGTAATGTCAAGGTATAGTCGTTCACCTTCTGACGCATAGGTGGCACTGAGGGCCACCGTGTAGTTATTGCGGATGGCGCGTTGCCCCGCCATCACACGCAGAAAGTCGCGCACCACACCAACTATGGCATTCTGACCATCCGTGTCGTTGGGGACTTTCCCGATGTAGTTCGTGCGCGCAGCCAGCTCGATTGCTGCTGCAATAGCGTCGCACGTATTGACAATCGAGACCTTCTTGAAGCCCTGAGGAATTGGGTTGCCGTCAGCAGCGTAGCCAGGGACCACCAGGGTTGTCACTCCCTTTACCACGTTGAACAAGAGACCTGCCTTGCCCAAGACGGTGACACCATTCTTGATGAGAAGGTCAACCGTGCTGCCCTTGTTCTTGGCTTCGAGCGAAATCACCTCCTGCAATGGGTAGTATGTCATTCCCTGGCCCAACGGCAGGGAAGCACGAATACCTGCAATCTGGGCCGCAAATGCCGAGCCGCGTTTGGTCAACAAGTTACCAGCGGAATCAGTCTGGTTTGCACCAGGATAGACGTACTGGCAAGCTTCGCTGTTGATACCAGCCGCACTGGCCTGAGCAGTTGTGGCACTCTCGGCAAGATCACTGCCCACAACCATCGCTACGCGGTAGCCATCGGCGCGCAGGTCTCGCAACCAGGAGGTAAACGTCGCTTCGATGCCAGGCAGGTCTGCGTTCTTGATGTCGCAGGTGAAGACGTCCCACTCGTCTGCTTCCAACGCAATGGTGGTGAGCAGATCGACGTAGTTCTGCATGGTTGGTGGAGAACCGTTGCTACCGCTGGTCATCGGCAGGGAAATGGTGGCTGGAATGCTGTTTCCCTCGGCAACCAGTGTGGCGGTGACCCAATAGTTCGCAGGATCTGCGTTGACGAGGTCCACCAAGTTCTTCATGTGTCCTACCGTGCCGCGATTCACACTGGTGGTCCATACAGCCATCAGTGTCGCGCCAACTGTGAATAGGATGTCTGTCTTGGTGACGTCGCCAGGATTGGGTCTGGTCTGCACAGTAAACGAGTTACCGTACACGCCAGCGTTCTTTGCATCGAACCTAATGGCAGTAACGGGTGTTCCAGCCGTGTCTTGTAGGTTGATCAGCGACTTGGCAGCGCTGGCACCCATGATGCGGTACATACGCAGCTCACGCGCTCCGCCAATGAACGCTTGACGTCCCGCGTAGTAAGCATTGTTCGGTGCAGTTTCGTCGGCAGTGTAGTAGTTGATCAGATCCGAAAAGCTGTCAACAATCTGTACTGCGTTGGCTGGACCCCACGACGACCGGACAATCATCGACACTCTACCGCGAACACCTGTGGTAATCGCAGCAATAGCATCAGAGATGAAGTTGACGTACAGACCCGGACGAGTCGGGGGTGCAGCAGGAGTCCACGGACCACCTGGCATTATGGGGTCTCCTCAGTTGCAAATTGGTTGTCAGGTACAGCCATCATCTGGTCAATGGCACCCTGTACCTGAGACTGTGTGTACTGTGCGTCCTGTTCGAGGTATTCCGAAGCGAACACCGCGTCGATGACCCAGGCTGGCTGATTGTACAGCGGCATCGAGTACAGGCGGTGGTCTGCGTAGCCCAATGGTGTGGACGTTAGCTCCGTCTGCCTTGCAGCAGCTTGAGCATCCTTCTCCGCCTGTGTGGGCGAAGGACCCTCTCCATTGTCTTGTGGATTATCCGAAATGTTCGGGGGTGTTCCTGTCATTACTGTCCCTCAACGATGATTGTGAAGCTACCACTGCTATTGACCTCAGTTAGAGCTTCAATGTATTCGATCGCTGGTAGCTGTACCCGATCATGCTCCTGTTCTACGGTGGTCTGCAGATTGATGTTTCCTGTAAACACGCCGTTTTTGACTTCGTCCTCTCTACTGCTGGCCGCAAAGGCTGTGACCCTCAGGTGCTGCCAGCGTACCCTTACTGTATCACTTGGCTCCACAGGAGCTGGTCCAGTGCCAAGTAGATCCCTTATCACCAGTTCTGGGTACAGCACTCCGGTCCTGTTTGGTAGGCTTATCGATGCTTCCCTGTGCCCATCTACATAGACTATGAACTGCTTGAACAGAGGTGAGCTATAGGGTACCCTGAGAACACGCACCCTGATAGCATTGTTGGGATCCGCAACCACAATATCTAACGGTACACTGGCAGCGCTTTCGTTGTCACAGATATCTACCGCACCAACGCGCACGGCGTATGTCCCTGGCGCAAGGTTTCCATCTCCAGAAGGAGCAGCGATAGGAGGTGGATACTGCCAGTCAAACCGCCATGCTGGTATGAGGTTGACCAGTCGGAAACGTGGCCCTCCTTGTTTCATAGAGCGCTCGAATGCGCCAATTCTGTCCATTACGTCAGCGCGGTTGTTACCGTAGTAATCTATCGTCCAATCGACCACCTGCCTGTATCTGCGCGACGTTAGCTGCTCATCACGGTGTGTTAGGTAGCTAACGCGCCAACTAGGTCTTACGAGCGTTACAGGACGATCTTCAAGTACCCGCGTTTTGCTGCCAACAGGGTATAGATTCCAGATAGCATGCTTCACTGAGTGAAACTGCTCGTCTAGATCTAATGTAACTGTTGACCTAGGCACGACGTCTGCCCTTGTACGGCTGCCTACGTCTGCCAGTTTGACCCTCGAACGCAGACTGGATGGACCCCTCTACGATGTCATCTATCTGCCCCTCGGTCTTGGCGATACCCTCTTCGATGAAGTGTACACCTTCCCAATGGGCCTGTATCGGAGGCATTTTTCTGTTGCCATATGGGAAGATCCACATGGTGCCGCCATCGTTAGCCAGCCCTGCATATGGCAAGAAGGTCCCAACCTCGGCAGTCCAGACATCACCTTTGAGACGCTTGATCTCCGTAATGGCACCCATCTGGACCTGTACCATTTCGCCGACGTCTGCGCCCTCTTCACTCTTGGGACTACCAGTTACGCCGTTGTTAGCACACCATTCCTCGTGTAACTCTTGGATAGGCGTCTTGTCTGCTGGACTGACCTCGCCACGCATGGAATCTGGCGTATATTCACCCCACGCCGCCAGCAACCTGCCCTGGGAGAACTCAAACGGCTCACCAGTGCTTTCCCTAGAGGTTCTCCTACCAGTAGGCATATGCCTGCGAATGGCGTCTTTGGTGTTGTACGTCAGAGCATCTGCCAGCGCTATTGCAGAATCTCTATGCACTACTACTAGACGGGCGTTCAATGCCGCCATGTCCGCGATAGCACCCTCAAAGTCTGCAATCTTGTCCTTGGCGTAGGTAACCCCGCCCCTGCTAGCGCGACCTCTCTGAGTAAACGTCTGCCCAGAGCTCTGATACATCGCTATGGAATTAGCCATCAGCGTGTTACCCCCGCTTGACAGTTGACTTCGTAGTGGTGCAGGCCAAACAGATCGTCTGCCTCGTCAATGGAGAGAATGTCCCAGCGGATGGTGTTCTGCACGATCCAGTTGTCTTCGTTGAAAGTAGTGGGGTACAGCAGTCTGTTGTCCTGGATGAAGATGATGGCACGCCTCAAGCCCTGTGCCCCACCTGTAGCCGCAGACTCGATGCTGCGTCTGTACAAGATACTGTCCACTCTACAGGGCACACCAGGGAAGACAATGCCCTCTGTGTCTTCGGCATCTTCTACCTCTGGGTCTGCCCGTCTAGGTCCCCAGATGTCGCAAACCCTGTCCAACAACGCCAGAATAGGCATCAGGCTGGATCCTGTACCCTGAACCAGTGATGTGTGCCGAGCAGTATGCCGCGACGGATCTCAAGGTCGGTGAAATCATGCCACGGGCGCACTTCCACGCCCACATACTGCGGAGTAAGTATGTACCCAGGCGCAGGTGCCAGCTCTGGGAAGACCTGCGTGGTCTTCATGTGGATCATGGAGCTTGTGCCGCAGGTGTAGTAGCCCATGATGGCAAGAGGCTCTGCACCGAAGGCATATGGATCGTTGTAGGTCGCGGTTGTAGTGCCCCCGCCGCCAGTGTTTAGGGTATAGCTGTAGGAGCCTATCTTTTCGCTCTGGACACCACTTACCCGCCTGGCCCGTATGGCACCATCGCTTGTAAGGTACAGTTGCTCCACGACCATCAGACAGGCTATTCTAGCCATTACGTTCCAGTTGGGCTTACCCTCGGTACAAAACCCCCCGTACTGAAGGCTCCAACTGTACATCAAGGCTTCTGCTCGCCAGATGTAGTTCCACAGTTTAGTATCACTCATGGCTGCCAACGCAGGAAAATCTGTGTTGGAGCGAATGTATGCTGGAGTGAGAATCCCCAGAGGCCCTTCGGCAGGAATACCTTGAAAGGGTAGCGACTTATCGCTCTCCTCACTTGGTGCCTGGAAGTAACTGGCACGGTACCAGGACGTCTGTTCGCCAGTTTGGTCCTGGTACTCGTAGTCAGTCTGGCTCATTGTCAGTTGGATAGTCCCGATGGGAGGATCCGCGAAGGGCGCATCCTGGGCAACATCGCGGTAGATATTGATTGTGTCGTAATCTACTATAATGTCGTTGATGTTCATTACGCGGATGCCCAGGATGATCATACTAGCTGGCCTTCTTCGCGCCCTGGGTCCCCTTGAGAGGACCCATCTTCACACCAGGAACTCCAGGCTGCTTCGAGCCGCCCGACTTGGACGGTTTGCTGCCGACGGTCTTCGCCATCTACGTCGTCTCCTCGTGCTCTTCGGGAACGTTCTGGTGCTGTGCGCGAGATCTGCGCGCGGGAGGACTCCCGCCGCCGCCAGCTTGTCCCGTTGCCAGTTCGTTGTTCTTCTCGATCTCTTCCTTGGCAGATGCCCTGCGCTTGGCAACCACCTCAGGCTCGTCGCGGTCCTCGCCAGGCTCGGCGAGCTTCTTGTTGATGGCGCCGATCATCTGGTCGCGGTCGGTGTCCTCTGGGAAGTTGAGGCCGAGGCCCTTGGCCTTCTTGCGCAGTTCCTGACGGCTGAGTACTTCCAGTGGCGCTTCGCTGATTTGGATCGGGTCCACGGGCGGCATGCCAGGACTCTGCATACCCATCAAAACCCGAGCTACCACGCCCCTCTGCTGGATAGGAACGAGGTCCTCGTCGTCGTCAGGCGTGTACTCCTTGTACATCACCTGCCCGTACTTCTCGAGCTGCTCTTCTTCGGTCAGTGGTGGGTTGGTCTCCGAGAACCCCATCGCGCTGCCTTCGACGACATCGCCCTCTTGGCAAACGTTGACGCCGATGGTGAGGCCAGCCGTACACTCGTAGTAGTCGGCGTACTCGACTTCGTTCTGTGTTGCTTCTGCCATGACCTATCCTACCGTTGCAATGCCGACGTTGTCGGGCTTGGGGAGGATCGGGATGAACGGGTACTCCTCGAGAACTACCCGCGTGCTGGGATCCTTCTCCTTCCAGGACTTGGTGTACTTGCCAGTGTTACCTGACGGTGCCTCGTCGTCCGCGGTTGGCCCCTCCATGATACCGTATGCAGCCCGATCCTCGGCCAGCAACAGGATCTTGTTGTTGGGGATGAACAACTGCGTGCTCGGCGTGCCAGGAACCGTCCAGTCGTCGGTGTAGGTGTTGTCGTACGTCACCCAATCGACACCCGCCAGCCCCTGAATGACACCCGTCTTCAGGAACGAGTCACGCATCTCGTTGCTGAGCAGTTGCTGGATCTTCTGGTTCGCGAACACCGTGGCGTACATGGTGGTGCTGTTGAGGAAGACGCGCCGCACCGTGGTATTGCTGTCGATGAGAATCTGCAGCTTCCACGCGTTCATGTTCGCCAGGATGTTGCTGTTGACCAGGTCCGTCCACAGTGGCGAAGGGGTGAAGAGGTGGTTGGCTGGGATCTGGTAATTGACGTTCACACGCGGGGCGTCGGGGCGATTGACGACCAGGGTGCCCGTGATGAGCATCTGCCAGGTTGCCCATTCGACGAATCTTTCGATGCCGTCGTCCAGGTCCGAAACCTCTTCAGCCACCTTTGCCTCTGCTGCACTCCGGGCGATGTCGCCAGGTGTGCGCAGCCAGTGGATAGCGGTCGGCGTGAAGACCTTCTTGTCGCGCATGTAGATGAACGAGCCAGCCACTTGCCCCAGACCGCGCTGTGGTCGGATGTGGGCTTCCTGGTTGGGCACGTTCGGCTTGGACATGAGCTGATTGCCCTGGACGATATCGTACGCCCAAGTTGGGAACGGGTAACCCGTCCTTGCGCCCATCAGCTGAAGGCCGAGCATGTTCTGCGGGAACGGCTTGCGGCGAACAAAGCCGTTGAGGACCGTCGGCTGGAGAAGACTAATTTCTGGCACCGTTAGCTCCTAACCCGTGACGATAACGGCGTCAAGATTGATGTGAATCTTGCTGCCAACGAAGACGGTTGCGATCTGGCCTGCTGTGTACAGCTTCAGCAGCTCCGAGTACTTGAAAATACCCGTGAGATAGACGTCGCACACCTGCTGCTCGGTAGCACTGGTGTAGACGTAGTTCGCTGCTACGAGCTCCGCGGCTTCCGTGGCAGGCAGTACCGGACGATACTGGCCCGTGCCGCCATCGCGAATCAACCCCATACCAGGGACGATGGCGGGCGTACCCGGAGCAACGCTGGCAGCACCCGAGATCTTGCACTGGAGAGCCGTGCTGCGAAGGATCTCGACAGGGTTGACGACGGCGATGTTGGTTACCGTGCCGTAAGCACGGGTGTTTCCGGTGGGGACTGCTGGCATCGTCTACTTCCTCTTGGCCGCGAGGCGGTCCTCAAGCTCGGGAACCAGATTCATGTAGCGCTCGGCCTCCTCGGTGGCCTTGGCTGGCTCCAGGAACTTTTCCATCGCATTGCGCCCTGGCTCCTGGGGAATGCCGTCGCCGCCAATCTCGCTGAGGTCGACGTAGGGCTGCATGTCCTTGGTCAGGTCGTCGAAGAGCTCGTGGTTGGTGTTGAACAGCTTGACGTAGCTGTCGCGCTTCGCAGGGGGTAGCTTGCCAGAGTCCACCAGCTTGTCCACCGCCGTGTTGGCCTTGGTGTCGTCCAGTTCCTGGCGAATGGCAGTGATGGCTGCTGTGTTCTCGGTGTTCTGCGTCTTCAGGGTGTTGTACCCCGCGAGAACAACGTCGGCAATGTCCACGCCGTTTTCGAACTTGAAGCCCGCATCAGCAAACTTCTTGCGCGTGCGGGCCAGGACAGCCTGACTGCCGAACGCATGCTCGACGGCCTCGGCGGTGCTGTCGTCTTCTTCGCTCAACGTGAGACCAAACTCTTTGTTGAGCTTTGTAATCAGATCCGCGTACTTCATGTCGCCTTCCTCAATGTCGTCATCTTCCTCGACGTCGTCCTCTTCTTCGATGTCTTCGTCTGTTTCCGGGTCTGCTTCGTACCCAACGAAGAAAGAACGACCTTGATCCTCGTCGTTTTCGGCAGGGCTGTCATCGAATTCCCACAGGACGTCGCTAAACAACCCGATATGGTACCTGTCCTGCGCTTGTCCCTCACCGAACTGTACTGGAGGCATCTGCTTGAAAAACGGACGGTTGGTAAGACCGCCGCCGAACAGAACGTTTTTGACCGTCTTGCCGTCTGATCCAGTAAACGAGCCAATCTCGGCGCTGAAGTAGCGGTAGATGTCCCGCTCCAACAGGCTGCGACCTGCATCCGTCCACTCGACGTCAGCAAACAGCCCAACGTGGTTCTGCCCGCCTATTTCGCTGGCACCGTGGTGTACAGACTTGAACCATCCCAGCGCCTTGCCTCTATCATGGCCCTCATCAACCATGATGTCGGTTCCGAGCACTCTCTTGTCGAAATTACGCTTGGCAGCACGTAACATCGGCGCTGAGAAGTCCAAATCGCCATACCAGGGATGCTTGAATTTGCCTTCCGGCAAAACAGGTATGCGACTGGTATACCGTCCGCCTTCCTCCTTTAGTACGATTGTTGGTAGTGCGTAGAACTGAGCAATCGTGGCATCGGCAGAGTGCTCAGTACTCTTCTTGCCGATTGCCGTCGGATGTGCCTTCTTCACGGCACCAATGCACGCGATAATCGCATCTTTATCCGAGCCTCCCTTAGCGAGTACTCCGTTTGCTACCCGTATGCACAGGGACTGCGCAGCGGGAGACCAATTCTTGGACGGTCCTGGTGGGTTCTTCTTGCTCCAAGGCATCTTATTTGACCTGCGCTGGTCTGGTTGGTTGTCGCCTGGCCGCTGGTGCAGGAGCCGCTGCTGGTCTTGCTGGTGCTGCTCCCGAAGGAGCAATCACTGGTGCTGGTGTTGGCTTGGCTGCTACTTTCGCTGCGGTTTCCGCCTGCTTCTTTGCGACCTCTGCCTGGGCTTTCTGTGCGTTGTCTGCGGTTGTGGCCTGCTTTTGTGCGACCTTTACCTGGGACACGCCTGACTGTGCTAGCTGGCGCTCTTCCATCTTGGCGAGCATTTCGGTTTCCAGCTTGTCGTAGTCGATTTCGTCCTCAAACCCGAGCATTTCTGCCATCTTGCGCTCAAGTTTCAGCCAAAACTGAGCACTGGTGTTTACCTGACGGGCAGCACTGATGTGCTGGAACATCTCTTTGGTCAGAACCTTGAGATCGACACTTGGTGCCAGCAGTTTGATCTGCGGGTAGCGCTGCGTACCGTAGTTCCAGTCGATAAGCTCTGGGATAACGAAGCTATTGATGACCTGTGCGATGTCATCCCGCATTGCCTGCAAGAACAACAAAAGCATCTCAAGCTGCGTTTGTCCCAGAGCATACGACCCACCGCTGACAGTGGTCCCCATGTTGATGATTTGCCCGAGGACAGCTTTCGCCATTTCGATGTCATGATGATCAATCAGGGGCATTGAGTCCGCCACCTGCCTGGTCTCATGGATCTCCATGCTGTAACCTTCGGGCACGATAATGCTGGTGTTCACTCCAACGTTGTCGAGAGCATCCTGGAAAGCACGTCTCTCGCTTTCCTGTACCCCAGGAGGCATGCTGCCTTCACGAATCGGGATAGCATTCAGGGCGTAGGCCAGGTGAGAGATGTAGTACAGCTTGTGCTTCATCTCAAAGTGCCTGTATCCTGGCAACATCATACTACGCCCGTACAGCGGGTTGAATTCTTTGCCAGTTACAAACAGGACACACTTTTCCTTGGGGATTTTGACCGTCCCTGAGGGTAGTATCTGCTTGACGCCGTCAAAGCCACCCTTGTCGTCCATCTGCATGATGATCGAGTTACGCGGGCGAGGCGCTAGCTTACGCAGGACTGTGTGTCCGTTACGTACTTCGTGTACCTTTTCGAGTACCGCTGCGCCATCGAGCACGTACTTTGCTATGTTCTGTATGACCATCGACCAGGGGGAGGTCATACCACCTAGCTCTGGGGGGTTTACCAGTTGAGCCTGTATAAAGGCAGCTTCCTGGGTGCCACCATCCACAGCCTTTACCCTGAGCTCGCCCGCCCGAATAGGCATAGTCAGGACGCGGTAGAGTGATTGCGCTTGCCCATCGGTCTGGATCATGCGGTCCAGATCCCACAACGTTACCGATGCTTCATCGAATAGCTCATCGATATCGAACAGTGAGAACGGGGATATGACAGCCTTCCCAATCTCGGCAAGATTGGGCTTTTCCCTGGTTTCGTCAGGCTGCAAATCCTTGACTATGTTTCTGGGTCGTCCTACGGGCATTGGACATATCCTACAACAGCTTGCTCAGGTTGCTAAAAGTAGATCGCAAGTCCATACCACGCGGAACTAGGTCAGCAAGGGACATTGCGGCGCTGCCTCCAATGGACCCTCCCACATGAAGATCCTCTATACGCCCACGCCCGTATACATTCGCAGCCGCTTTCGCATAATTATCAGCGTGGCGATAATGGTCGTCTCCCACTTTCAACCATACCGCTATGGTGTTACCTTTTGTGTCCTCCCCCAGGTCGCGCTTCATATTGGTCATCTGTTTGATAAACTCTTCCTGGTCCTCGGACAAATTCTTCAAGGGGTCACCCACCAGGAATGCCATGCCATCAATCCAGTCCTGAGCACTATCATCCAGAGTTTCCGTTCTGTCCAGGTGCATAGTGCTGGTTTCGACTTCTTGCTCTTTCTTACGCTTCTCCGTCTCACGACGCTTGTTCTCGGTTACGTACTTCTTCTCTTCACGCTGGTCCTTGTAGTAGGCCATGTACATGCGGCCCCTGAACCGTTGTACTAGATCTCTGGCGTTGTGCTTATTGGGGAGAGCGTCAATAATTCCCGACCGCACACGGTACAGACTAATGATGCTATCAATTTTATAGAAGTCATTGGTAACTCCGAAAGCAACCACGGCCATCCTTCCCGTGGGAAGGACTCTTCGTACAACCCAGTGGAGTAGGTCACCTTGATCGACTCCAATGACATTGAACCCTGTGTCGGGAACTGATGCCTGCATTGTCCTGATGATTGCGTCACGAGTTATCAGCCCTTCGCCGCTAAGGTATGGCAGACCAAGGTCAAAGTTGTAGAAGCGCTTGCGCGCGAAACTGGTGTTCTTTCGTTCTACCTTACGCCATTCACTCCATACGCTTTTCGCAGTGACGTAGGTAAACGTTAGCGGGTTGATCCAGTAACCGCGCATACCCTCGGCTGGCGCAACTAGTCGTCCCTGGTCGTCGTAGATGGCATCAGTTGCCTTGTTGGGGTGCTTGGCTACCCACGCCCCCCGCCGTCGATTTAGACGTGTCTTGCAGCGTCTACAACCGAAGTACGGCGTGCCCCCCGCCCGTTTTAGCAGGCTGTGCTCGAAAGTTACGTCCTGCCACTTGCCACAGGAGGTACATCGTACGAGCCAATGTCTTTCATCCGTATCTTTATATAGCGAGTTGATTCCGAAGTCTGGTATCGACGGAGTACTGAAACGCCAGAACCATTTGAGCTTACTGGCACCCACCCTTTTTTCGAAAGTGTCCATGACAGCTTGATCGCTGAAATCGTACTCATCGTTGACGATGATGTCCGCAGGTACAGAAATAGCCTGGCTGTGTTTCTGAGCACCACGGAAGTAGAGAGTGCTCGCGCCCATACGCTTGAGCGTGGCATTGTCAACGTTGCCCATCCTTGCACTGAGGTATTGTGACGCCTTTATTACTGGCGCAAATCGCGCCTGGGAGAACTCGAACACGTCCTTGGCAGTAGGCATCGTGTATATGGCTGTGATGTTATGTGTGTCGCAGTAGTACAGGAGCTTACAGATCTGGCAGGTGGTCATGCCGATCTGGCTACCCTTTTGGGCCACAATCTGGGGATGCCAGTCCCTGTAGACGTCCACCATAGGCAGGTGGTCCATAAACTCCAGCGGCTCGAGCTTCTCCGTCTTCAACTGTGCGCGTGCTCTCATCCAGGTAATCGGGTCTATATCACCCAGGATCTCGCCAGCTACGTCCGGGTTGTCTTTGATCAGCTCGGCAAAACCAGCGGTTACGTCAGCCAGCGCCATTAGATCATACCACCCCTAGAATCCTGAGCAGTACGATGATGACCAGAATAGTGATGATCAGCCCGCCAACACCGTACATCATGCTTTCTTCTCCTCAAGGGCAGCCCGCAGCTTCGTGATCTCGTTTTCAACCAGAACATAGTACGGCTCGCCCGTGGCCCAATCAAGACCCAGGCGTTTGATCTGCCGCCGCTGTAGTTCCTTTTCTATTTCCCAGGCTCTCTGGTAGTCGATGATGGCATTGGCTTGGACTGTATGTACTGAGCCAGTGCCTTCTCCGCTATCTGGTCCAGCGGGTGACAGCTCAGTACGACGCCAGTAATCTCGCCGCGTCGTATCTTGATTATCAGCTCCAGGCATTTCGGGCATTCCTCAGGATTCATCTTCGGAAAACGCTTCTCTACGGGCTGCGGCTATAGCCCTGCTGGCCTGCCCACTGACATTGGACATCTGGCCAATGAGTAGTCGCTGCTGCTCTGGAGGCAACTGGTCGAAGGAGACCTTTAGCTCTTGCTTCCGGTTGTCGTAGTAAGTGACTGCCCCACCAGTGGATGTGGTGATCGGCTGGCCGTTCGTTTTCTTCAGGATGCGCTCGCGCTCCTCGCGGGTAAACTTCATGAGGTTGATGGCTTCCCCAACGTTCTTGGGAAACATACCGTAGCGCTTGGGGTAGCGCAGTACCTCACGCATGATATGCTGGATTTGACTGAGTACCTTGGCGGTCTCAATGTCGTCCATAGCCAACTGCTGCAAGACCGGGTCCTCGCTGGTGCGCAGCATCCTCTGTAGCTCGTTGTGGTAGACGGCTGCTTTGGCTTCCCAGTCAAACTTGTCGCGCCATCTGGTGATCGTAACAACGGGTACGTCCGTCTTCAGCTTGTCACTGCAGACCCTGCTGGTCTGGCTACTATTTTGCTCGTTGTGAAGCCAGATGCGGAATACCTTCTCGCGGAAAGCTGGCAGGTAGTGCGTCTGTTGCGCTCTCATCCTACCGTTCCGCAATACTTTTCGGCCCATGCGCTTATGATACACTACGGACAATATCCATGCAAAGTACACTTATGTAGAAGACGTTTCAATTTGCTATACTAACTTGAGATGCCCGTCTATATACTGAGAAAAGGCAGTATCGAAACGGATACCACAGGCGAAGTCGTAGGCGCATCTCGCGCATATATACACCTACTATGCGAGGATATAACCAATGTCATCGGAAGAGCCGAAGCAAGTGGAATCCGAAAGGATTCCGGTTCACACGAAGAAGCCGGACTGCCTGCTGTGCAAGTCGAACAAAGAGCTTTTCGGAAGTACAATGGTAGTCTGCTATCAGGAAAAGTCAGCAAGCCCCGTGGCAGGAGAGCAGACTAGGCGGTTCTAATGAATCTATACGCTAGCGCTGCAATGTACATCAGCATAGGTGGCCTCGCAGGCGCACTGGCGCTGAGTTCACTGCAGACGCAGCAAGCAAACACAATCACTCCAGCAGAAGCTACCGCTGGTGTGCAGGTGCAGACAGGGATCGAGGTGGAAGTGGCAACTATAGAACCAGCAACAATTATACCTTTGACGGCGGTTCCTCCAACGATTGCCACAACCATCGCTCCTCCTACGAACACGCTGGTACCTACAAGTACAGCTACGCCGACGGAGGATCCCACCCAGACGCCCATTCCTGAAGTGTTGGTTGCAGCATTTGCGACGCTGCCTCTATTCCCAACCAGAGTAGTGGCGTCTGCACCTGTACAAGCACCAATCCCCAGGGTACCTACGCCTGTAGCTATAGAAGTGCCCGAGGTAGAAGAGGTACCTACAGAGGCTCCAGTACCTACACTAGCGCCCACTGCAACACCTATCCCTACGCCTGTCCCAACCAAGACTCCAGTACCGCCAGCCGTGGATGGGCAGACGCTAGCTGGTCAGTCCTGGCAGACGCAACAGGACTTTCTCGCTCTCCATGGCGATAACGCGCAGGAGGCGTGGGATACCGAGCATAACAACGTTATCGCTCGCGCTCCTATATATACGCCTATATATACGAATACGCCCGAGCGCGCAACGAGCGCACCCGATGCGCGAACTCCCGTGCGCACGCCTACCTTTATAATGGTCCCACAGGCTACTGCCACTAAAAAACCGACTGGAGGAGGAGGCTCTCAACCCACCCCCACTGAGACAGCTACTAGCACAAATGTGCTACCAACAGGGACCCCGACGCTACCCACTCTTTTGCCCTCCGTTTCGCCAACAACAGCGACGTCTACCGTCGTCAGCACGCCCCTCCCGACGCCCACGGTTTCCTCTACGCCCATACCCCCTACGAGCACTGGAGTACCTACTTCAACCACCATACCCCCAACGAACACACCTGTTGTTTTGCCCTCTCCAACCCCCACTATTCTGCCGTCTCCAACCCCCTGTGGGAACAACGGTGTCAACTGTCGCACACCCCTACCAACAGATACTCTGAGGCCCACATCTACATCAATTCCAACGTTCACTCCACGACCCACAATCACACCTCTACCAACCATTACCCCACGACCAACAATAACCCCTCGGCCGACGCCGACACCCACCTGCGTCATGCCAGGAAACAGCGGCATGTGTTGTCCAAATCTCGATCCAGGGGACAACTGCGGCGGCGGTCCCGTTTTGCCATGATAGGTGCAGACGTCGTCACCGTAGGCACCATCATAGGTGCCCTGATAGGCACAGTAACTTTCCTTCTGAGAATATTGGTCTCAGCAAAGACAGCCCATATCAAGTCCCTGGAGGCACAACTCTCCGACGTCATCGCAGAGCGCAATCTCTACCGAGACCTCACCTTGTCCAACCGCCACAACCCCTGAACGGGATCATGAGAATGATCCCTGGGTAGGGTCAATTGGGCAGTGGTGGCGATACTGCTCACCCTTTTACTGATGATGGTATACGTCCTCTATCTCGTTCATCTGAAGGATCTCCTATGACACGCATAGACAGAGAGCACGGCTACATCGAAGACTCACAACTCGACGGCAACACGCTCATCACGGTAACCGTGTACGATGTGCAGCCAACCACACCAGACCTCCTGGATCGCGTCCTCCAGATGGTACTGATAGAGGTAGGTGTGGATATTGCCTGGCAGCAGCCACCGCCCGTGGAGATCAATCCGCTGAATGCTCCGCTAGTTCCTGAAGCGGTGAATGTTCCTATACCTGAAGTAGAGGTAGGACCCACTCTTGAAGCTACGCCTACAGGGGAGCCACCACCCGTAGGTTCGGAGCCACGTTCAACGCATCCAGAGCCCTCGTGAGGGTTTAGGGGTACCTTGGGTGTGTGGTAATGGGGGGCCTGCGAGCCTTAGAATCGTCAACGTCGTTGTCGAGACTAGGATTGGGTCTTGTTCTAGATGGTGGGTACCAGTGGGGTGTGTAGCTGGCGCTTGCGCTGCCCGCGGCCGGTACCTTGCGCTGGCCAGGGCCGTTTAGAGGCATTCTGGCGCTTAGCTGGCGCGGCGCTTGCGGACACAAAAAAGCGCCGACCATTGGGTCGGCGCTTGCGGTCCGGCGCTGGTGTGGTGGCGGAGGCTAACCTCCGCCGCGCTCAACGCATACGCGACAGTGGCATCCGTCAAGCGGCGCGTTAGGCACCGCTGGCGCGGTGTCCTCCGCCGCGTAGTAGCGCCAGCGCCGCAACTGGCGCACCGCGCCGAGCACCATTGCTGCGAATGGTGAGAACGCTTGCGGCGCTGGTGTCGGCGCGTAGTAGAGGCTTGCGCCATCTTGAAAGCAATCGACAATCGAGTAACGCGCCACCGCTGCTAGTTCAAACGATGCAAGAGCGCGTCGGCGCTGGTGCTCAGTGGCGCGGTGGCTGAGGTATCGGTTGCTGCTAACGGTACACATGGTGGAGTCGCACCAGTCCGCATAGCGGACCGCGTGAAACGCGCTTGCTGGCACCGCTGGCGCATTGTTGAGGGTAGGCATGGTATGTGTCCTCCGCCAGTGGCGGACCGCGTAGAACGGTCCGCCAGCAAGCAAATTAGGCCAGTTTGACTCCGCCAACAATGTGCCAGTCCGCCGCGCCGCAACTGGCGCAATCGGCGGAGGTTACAAAGTTGCGAGCGGTGCAATGCTGGCACCGCGCCGTGGAGGTAAGAGCGCCGTTCGATTGCGCCGCTTGCGTCGGCGGAGTCGGCGCTTTCGGCGCAACTGGCGCGGTTGCTGGCGCTTGCGTCGGCGCTGGCGCGGCGGAGGCACTTGCGGTGCCTCCATTGAATTGCGCGTAAGCGGCGGAGTCCGCGCCGATGAAACGGACACCAGCGGTGCCAATCGGCGCAAGTCGGAATCGTCCGTCAGGGTAAAGCGCCACCGCGTAGCCTCCGCCCATTGAAACCGTCAGGCTATCGTTACCCTTGACCGCGCCCACCGCATGCGGACCGATGCACGCCAGCCAAACGGACGATATGACGGTTTGACCGCCGACGCGAAAACCGAGTTCTTGCAACCGCAAGCGAATCGCGGTGCTGAGCACCACATAGTCGGCGCGATTTGCGACACCAGCGCCACCGCTCGCAAGCGCCACTAGGCCAGCGTATCGCGTGCCCGCCAGTTTTTGAGCGACACAAGAGGCATCGTCGGCGGAGCCGCGCCAAACCGCGATTGTGGCGTTAGCACGCGCCAGCAAATCGGAGTCAACCGCCAGCGCCGATGCGACAGTGGCGTTACGTTCGCTTGCAACCGCGCCGATTGGCCTACGTCCGTTGAGCACTGGCGCTTGCACTGGCGCTGGCGCGTCCTCCACTGTCGGCGCTGGCGCGTAGTGGCGCTCAATTGCTGCGAGCATGTCCGCGATTACTGGCGCTGGCATGTCCAGCGACTCCACCGCAGCAATACGCGCCGTTTTCTCAATGTCCAGCGCCGATTGTGCCTCCGCCAGCGCCAGCGTACCCAACGCGGTTTCACGCGCCGCGTGCAACGTTGCGGTGGCGGGATTGTCGGCGCTGAGCACCGCTAGCGCGGTGTCGATTTGCGCCAGTGCTGCGATTGCGTCGCGGACCGCTGGCGCAATTTCAACCGCTGGCGCTTGCGGCTCCACCGCTGGCGCGGTGTCAGTTGCTGGTGTCTCTTGCATTGCTGGTGTGGTGTCCTCTTGCGCCAGTGGCGCGGTTGTCGCGGTTGTGTCGATCGGCGCGGCGCTGGTGTCCGCTGGTGTGGTGGCGCTGGTGCTCTTGTGAGCCATTAGGGTTTCATCCGCGCCGCGTGATATAGGTGTGCGGCGCAAAAACAAGATAACCGCATCTCAGAATGGCGGAGGCATTATTGGCGCTTGCGCATTGTGCTAATGGCGGAGGTTAGCACCATATGTTGTATGCCTTCCGCCTGGACAGCGCCACCGCGTTATCAAATGCAAGCGCCGCCGAGATGCAAGCGCCAGCATTGTTTGTAAAACGGCGTTAGTCGAATCACAACCGAATCTCAATGTCAAGTCGGCAGCGTTAGCATATGCTTACTCAATCAAGCGATTGATATTTACACCGTTGTAACGCAAGCGTTGTATGTCTGTTACTCGATCAAGCGATTGATTGGCACTGCTAGCACACCACACCAGCTAAGCGCAAGTAAAGCGCCGCCGCCGACCGATATGTTGTATGCAAAATAGAATATATTCTGTAAGCGCCGCTCGATCAATCGCTTGATTGATTGCCTGCGCCAGCGAGTTTTCAGTCTTTTCCGAAAGATCGGAAACGTCGTAACCCGCGGAAAGCGCAAGAATGCCGGAAGTGTCGGAAGTTTCGGAAATTTCCGAAATTTCGGACGTTTCGGAAGCGTCGGACATTTCGGAAATTTCCGAAATTTCGGACGTTTCGGAAACGGAAAAAACCCTCCCCAGAAACTACCGTCTTTCTGGGGTTTCGGGCCAGAATTACAGAAACTACCGTCCCTCTGGGACTCGCGGCCAGATCGCGATCTGTGGATCGGGATCAGTAGGAGAGAGGTCAGGGATCGGGATCGCGATCAATATGAAACTACCGTCCCTCCTGTCATTCTGGCCAGAACTGAAGGAATAAGTAGCAATATAAAGGGCGAAAGTACCGTCTTCTAGCAGATTCTGGCCAGATTTAGACGCTTATCATAGCTAGAGGGAGAGACTCGCACACCCAACCACTATATAGACTAGAATTTTCAGGTTGATTTGACTAAGAACATTGCTACTTCACTGCATGCTACTAACCATAACACTGAGGGACTAGGTAGGGACCGACCTCTTTCGCGACGACTTACAGATCAGATGCCGCCCGCGGAACGCGACCTTTACATGGTCGGATATCTAGACGTGGGGTCTAGACGGGGGGTATCTAGACGGGGTATGGTCTCAAATCTAATGCAATTACTTCAGGGGCAATGTGCAAGAAACCTATGGCGAGACGCGTTAGTCTTGAATGCCACAGAGGGTTGATTGCAATATCCAGCAGGGGGGTATCTAGTGTGGTTTCCAGTTTCCTTCCTACCAAGCGACCTATTTGTACTGTGGGTAGTAGGCCTGAGAGTACCATCTTTCTAGGAAGTCTGGCCAGATTTTGGCGTTTACTGAGTAGTAGCTTCCGCCCGCACAACAGCGTTTGCGTCCACAAGGGTTAGGTTCTTGACCCTACATGTAATCCACACCTTGGCGATGTGTAGTTCCCGCATGCGGATCAGGTATTGCCCACACTTGAAAACATACCAGAGGCCCTCCTCTTCAAATATCTGATAGCCGTAGTAGGCTATTGTCCCCTGCGCTTCGTTGTAGAAACCCGCCAGGACCGCTTGCCTGTAGATTTCCAGACGCGTGGCCTCATTACGTAGCGCCTCAGTTGTACTGATAATGCCAGCCATAGTGCCCTCGTGCATGAATTATACCATTTTCCCCATATCTACTTTTAGTTCCTCAGATCACCGCAATCTTGCCCACACATGCAGTTGGTCGCGCGGTAGGGGTAAAAGAGGCCAGGCATTCCAGGCTCTGATTTCTTGTCAAACTTCTCGGAATTGCACCCGTCGCAAATCATAAGCAATCCAGCCTTGATTTCCTCAGGGTCACCACACATTCCCGCCTTGCACAACGGGCAAGGAATAAGTCCCAGTGGTGGACTGTGGCACTCACATTCACAAATCTGTGGCTGAGCACTGTGGTCGCAGCAGGTGTTGGCTTCTGGGGGAGCTTGGCACTCCCCACAGTTGTACGCCCGAAAACCGACGTGGCAATCGCTGCAATACCACTTGAACTTCCCACAGGTGGGGCACGCGAGCCGCGTAAGGCTCCCGTCGTAGTGGCACGCGGTGCAGAAGTTATCCATCGATGTGTACCCTTCCTTCATTCAGCCAGGTGACGCGGGCAGCGTTGATTGCAGGCCCCTTCACATCAGTATACAACACGAAGTAGTTGTACTTCCAGCCCTTGTTGACCATTTGAGTAAGGGCGCTCTTGCGCGCCGCCTCACTCTTGTACACCCGCCAGAGGCTGGTTTTGCTCTTTATCAGTGTTGCCATTGTTCTCACTCCTAACCGTTGAAAGGGCGATTGTTATCGCCCTGTGCTGGAATTACGTTCAACATCCACGGGTTTTCTGCCACGACGCGCTTGCATCGGCGGCAGCTCGGTGCCTCACGGCACGCTTCATTGCTGCAACCCTTTGCGGAGCAGCACGCGTCGTTGTAATCTTGCCACTGCATGTTTCTCACTCCAGCCCGTAGACGGGGGGCTACTCCCCCCGTGCTTGCGGTCCTGTCTGCCCGCCCAAGTGCGGGAAACGCTTTGTTGTCGGTGCGGGGCTGCTTGGACCCTTTGGCATCACCCGCCGTTCTCCCGTCCACGGCCCCTTGGGCATTGACGCACCCTGGTAGTCCCGCGTGGGCTTGGGCATCGGTTTCTGGCCCTTGCCGCTTGGACGGTTGGCCCTGTCGGCCGCCACTTGCTCGGGCGTGGGGTCATACGGCTTGCTCAGCTCAGCCTGCCGCTTCTTGCTCATGGCCCGCAGCATGTTTACGAACTCTTCGTATTCCTCGGCCTCGACGTAGCCTTGGGCTTCCATTCGGTCGACCCATGCCAGATAGCGGCCAGGGTCACTGGTTACAAATTCTGCTTTGGGGGCAGAGAACGGGCTGTCTCCCCTGCCCATACGAAACATGAAACCGTGGTACTCAGGCATTAGACCTTACCATTTCTATACGCAGGCCCACTGCGCCCATGCCGCGTATGAAAACCTTTTTTGGGCACACTACATTTTGCCCCATGGAAGCTTCTTGCTGCAATCCCTTGCTGAACCTGTGCCGAGTGTAGAAAGGGGGGCCTTTCGACCCCCCAGACCAGGGGCTACTTCGCCTCCAGCGCCTGCTCAATTGCATTGAGCGCATTGAAAGCAAACATCATACCGACCTGCTTTTGGTTCGCAAGGAACCATGCACGCATCGTATACAGCTCCAACCTTGGGCGCAGTTTCAGCGCTTCCACTTCCACGTTGTACATGAACCACTCCTGGCGCAGCGCCCCTTGGGGCCGCGTGAATATCCCACACCTGCCGCGCACGCCTAAGTATGCCACGTGGAAGCGTCTTTAGGCCATCTTGGGAGTGGCACGCTCCAATATCTGCAGAGCAATGTCTGCACCTGTGATTACGGTGGCTTCTACTGATTCCAGTTTTACTTGCCTATCACCGAGTGCGGCCAAGAACAGCTTGGCAATCTCAATGTCCGCACTGCGGAACGCAGTGGCTGGTCCCACATGAATTTCAAGTTTCATTTCTCACTCCTTTATGATAGGGTCATGGACGACCCTATCGCGCCAGATTTTACGAGTTGGTCTTATCGTAAAATAGAACCAACAATGTCCCAGCCAATGCGAACAGGACAAATACGGTGTGTGGTTCCATCTATGTGCCGTAGTATGTGATGTGGACGGCCGTGACGTAGGCCCCAAGCGTGCGGTCCCACGCTTCCATGTAGATGTTGCCGTCATTGGAACTAATACCGATGGTGGCCTGAGTGCAACCATGAGATTGGGCCACTAAGAGCGCACCGTAAATCCAGCCCGCACCCACGCGATAGCCGTCGTACTCAAGCACGCTAGCTGGTGGGTCGTCGTCTTGGAACTGGCTTGGCACGAAGTTCTTCATCTGGATGTAGTTGTCCAGAATCAACTGTGCCACTTCTGCGATTGGGCCGTGTGCCCCATCACCATCGTCCACGAGCACGTCGCTGTCAGCCACATCTGCGTCGATGAACTTGGCCGTTACTTCAGGCGTGCCGTTGGGGTAGACGTACAAGAAGCACGATTGCCCGTGCCTCTCTACACCTTGGGCATTGACCACGTTTCCCATCATGGCCCACAGTTCTTTCGTGGTGTTGCCCTTGAATTCTTCTACCTTACGCAAGACCCAACTCCTTTAGCTTTTCTTGCAGATGTTTGAGTGCCACTGCGCGCTCTGGCTGAGCACCCAGGTATTTCAGCCAGTACTCAATTTCACTGCGCATGGTCTTATCATTACTGAACCATGTGGTGGCACCCAACTCCTGCGACAATGCCACCCACGCTGGTGACATGGGCTTTCCGTCCACCGTGAGTTTGGGGCCGTTCTGGTCGCAATCACGTGGGCACTGCCCATCAGGGCAGGTGCTCCCACACGTGAAGCACCGACCCTGCACATTGTCACCCAGATTTGGGTAACGCTGGTTACGAACTACCATGTACTTGCTCCTAGTACCCGATGCTTGCGAAGGTGATGGTGTTGACCGTTTCCCACAACTGCTGGATGTTGGTTATTTCCAGCCCTTGCAGGTAGTCACCTTCATACGCCTGAGTGATGAGTGCCACCGCGCAATTGAGGCAGAACGCATTCTCCCCTCCAGGGACCAACACGTACTGGCTGCCCTCACCCAACGGGGTGCTATCCAACGGGCACTCGGTTGGAACAAACGTTTCTGTTTCCATTGTCTCACTCCTTGCCGTCACATATGTGACAGTACCCTGGGCCATCACAGTCGGGCCGCAGGAAATCTAACATGACCTGGGCAAAATTCCAGGCCTCCAGCCAGAGCAGATAGGCCACCCACCACTGAAGCTGCGCTTGCAGCTCCAGGTCGGGGCCAGTCTCATCGTACTCGGCTACCACTTCGCGGCCGTTGCGGCGCGAGAGTTTAGCCATTCTACGCTTTTCCCAACGATAGGGCGTGTTGGCTGGACGCCAACCCTGCGTTCCATCGAAATGGGTAATCTCCTTGTAGTGGAGATTTACACTAAACTCAAGCGCCAAACGCACCATACTCACACTCCTATGCCCGCAGGCTTTCATAGCGGCCACCTGGGGCCGCTAGGCACATTATGCGGCCTAGAATATCTTGCGTGCAATCCCGCGGTGACTAACTGCGAGGCCCGATTATGGTTTTCTCGGTGCATGGACCACAACGCCAGTCGCCCATCCAGTACACCCACCCGTTCTTGTAGTTGCCCTGATACCACCAGTAGCAGTCTTCCTCATACTCCCGTTGGGGTTCTACATTGAATGGGACAAATCTGTGGTTGATGCCATCACATACCACTGATGGCTGCCCATTCTGCCATTCGAACACCATAGGCCCAGGACTGCAGAAGCTGTTGCACGCCAGGACTGGGAACCACTTGTTGTCGTTGTTGTAGACCACGGACGTATCCGTGGCCCCACACAAATCACACTGCGCGGTGTCTGGTTCGGCTACCGTGAAACTACCGATAGCCTGGTGTTCATCTCCCAGTACCTGCATTAGTCGGTGTTAGCCGCCTCGTATTCTGCATCGAGCAGCGCCTGGGTGACTTCCGGGTTCTTGCCCTGGGCGACCCAGACCTGGCGGACCTTGAGCCAAGCTTGCAGCTTGGGCGTGAGCGGTTCTTGGGGCGGGAGCGTTTTAGCAGTTGCCATGAATGTAGCCCTTTCTTAGGCCGTACCTAGTGCGGCAAGCACATTATGCCACACGGAAGCCTCTTGGGGCACTCACACCAGGATTAGAAATCCCGCCATTGATCCCGACCTAAGTCTTATTTCTATATATCACAATCACTAAAAGATGGCCAGATTTTAGCCAAGACACCTTGGCTGCGGGTACCCTTGCTAGTGTGCCCAAAACAGGCCTCCAGACACGTCGCCAGTGCTGCGCGTAGCAAGCAAGCACTACCAGTACCACCCCGCATATGGGATAAGCTGTGACGGCTTGGCGAGCCATAGGTTTCTTGACGTATGGAGGCAAAAAAGAAAGGACGTTAGTCCTTTCTCTCCTCCCCATAAGGCTCGAACGTGACAATCTTGTTGCCGACGTTGCCCACCTGGTCCAGAATAAGCATGCCAATCACGCCCTCCTGGTAGACGGTAAGCTTCTCGGTAAGCACCAGCCTGACCTGCTCCAATGTCATGCCGCCCATTGCATCGGTCATGCCAGTCTTGTCGTCCAGATTGTTGAACAAGTACTCGGTGCCCCGCCCATTGCATCGGCCGCAAATATCCGCATCGTTGGGTTCCAGCCCGAACCCGCCATCACCGTGACAACTGCGGCACACGCGGTCAATGTTGACGAAGAAGTGCTGGAGGGGGCGGTCCCACCCTACCAGCACTTCCCAGCCGTCGGTTGTCGGCCACTTGTATTGCGTCATTACCCCAACCCGTTGACCGTGGACTCGAATTCGTTCAGCAACTGGCGCACGCCGTTGATGTTCTTGAGCAGTTCCTCCTTCAGGGCAATGGGTGCCCGAACGCTGCCGTCGTTGCAGTGCAGTTCGATGGTCTCGTTCATGCCCTGCTGGCAGAGCAGCAGCGCGTAGGTGTGGTCGGTGAGTTTGTCCTGCATGTCCATCTCTTGCTCCTTCGAAGTGTAGCGCTCGGGCTGGTGCAACCCATCGTTCTCGTGGGCGTCCCAATCGATTTGTACCAGGTCGGCACCTTGACCACCGAATGCACGCAGCAGGTCTTGCTCAGACATAGCCACTGCACGACCAAACGCCTCTGCGGCGTTGGCATACCGCTGGTTCACGTTGTTGTGGAACTGCCAAAACTCCCAGTCCGTGTTGTCAATGGCATTGAGCAGGTCGGACATCTCATCGTTGCCATTGCGCGTGTCGGCCTCCATGTCCAGGCCGTACAGTTCAATGTAGTCACCCCTGCGCGTAAGCATCTCATCGTATGCCATTTCCCGCGCCGCGTGGGCAAGCCTGTACTCCACGTACAGGCTGACCAGCGTGTTGTTCCCCGAAATGTCCAGCATTACTTCAACTTTCTAACCACGTAGGTGCTCTCGTTGCCTTGAGCAGTCATGCGAATGTTGCGTTCCTTCCGCATCTGGTACTCGGTGCCGCGCACCACTTCGCTTTCAACTTCCTTGCCATCGACAAGGCTAACGTCACGGCGCACCAGCACATGGGTCGCATCCGACGTGGCCGTGAGAATGGCTGGTTCCTGGACCAACACCGCAGTCTCCTCGACAACCTCATGCGTGTGGGTGTGCTCAGCGGCACTGCCGTTCACAAACGCCTGCATGCTGATGCGGCGACCCGCCCTAATGTCGGCACGGACTTTGGCCCGCTTCTGGGCGTGCTTGACGCGCCCTGCAATCCTGCGGTTCACAGTTTCCTTCTCCAGCCGTCCTGCACGGCGAGCAGCACCATCATTGTGAGCTGCGGTTTGGTCTTGGCAACCAGTACCAGATTGCCCTTGACCGCTACACTCTTGTAGTAGTCATTGCCGAGGTAGCACCCAATCAGTTCATTGCCCGCCTGCCAACGATGCAGGGTAACACTGAACGTGGGCATGTCTTGCGCCATTTCCACTCCTTGTACCCGTTTCATAGTGTTGTGCCTAGTGGCACACCCAAAGTATGCCACACAGAACACTCTACCTGCTATCCCTAGTGGAGTGTCGCTGAACGTAGTGCGACGGGCAGGTTCTCCACAAACCATTCCTTGGTTTGCTCGGCATTCAAGCCCTGGCGGTGCAGTCGGCGCACCAAGCGCACCAGATCGTCCTTGGACCTGGCTGCCATCTCCTCTGGGGTGAGAGGCCGCACAATCCTGCTGGTGCCGCGGACCTTAGCGATCACGCCTGCACCCCCACTGGAAAGCTAGCTAGCTCTTCGAGCGCCTTGGCATCCCACTTGGCAGGCGCTTCGCTCTCACACTTGAAAGCGTAGTCGATGGCCGCAGGCTTGGTGCGGTCATAGTGACAGACTACCTCGTGGTAGCCGTAGTTCCCGTCGCGGGTAAATTTGAGGGACAGCCGTGCTCCATCCGGTTCCTCTCCCAGGGCACGCCGCAGGAGGGCCTTGAACGCATGGCACTCCGCTCTCATGCGTTCATAGTTCGTGCCAGAAACGTTGGCCTGTTCGCACTTTTCCTCGTCGGGTGCGCTGCCAATCTCAATGTAGTCCAACATCAGCGGTTTGGCTCCTCGTCGCTTTCCTGCACTTCCCACTCAGTTACGAGTGTCCAGCGCATGAACAGGCCCTCGCCCCACTCCTTGGCGGCAGCTTCGGTGGCGAAGCGCACACCGTTGCTGACCCAATCTTTGTCATTGGCCGTTTTTACGGCCACCTTGAAACTCTTTGCCATTAGATTACTCCTGGATTGAGGCATTGCCAGCCTGAACCAATGCAGAGCCATACGGTCTCATTGCTGAGCAATACAATGTCGCCCATGGACATGGTGCGCTCGTTGTAGACAGCCTTGTTCGCGTATGGGTTGTTCCCCTGCGCGTAGTACGCTTTGTCACACAGGACAATCTGGCTGTCATCGGCGACCACGGGAACGTAGTACATCTTGTACATTCCCTGCGCCATGTACCAGATTGCCCTGGCTGGAAACTTCTTGTCAAAGTAGACGTCCGAGCCTGGGCGCTGGTTGAAACGCTCAGCGCACATCTCCCAGTCCAGTATACCTACCTGGACCACAACTATGTCCACACTTGCTTCTGTAGCCATCTTGCCACTCCTATACGGCAGCTATGGTGCCGCAGCCACAGTATGCCACAGGGAGCGTCTAACGCGCCATCCTGTTGAGAACGATTGTTGCCGTCTGGGACACTTGCTCGATAAGCCTGATCCAGTGCGGCGGCATCGACTGAGTGCCTGCCAGAGGACGCGCATCGAACAGGTAGTTCCCGCCCTTACCAGCATGGCTTTCGGTGGTCTCACGGCCAAGGTAGTCCATGATAGAGAACCTGGCCCTGCGCTCCGTATCCGACCTGTGCCAGATACGATAGCGCTTGCCAATTTCCATCTCCTCAGGCTTCATGTTCAACCACCTGCCCAATAGTCCTTTCCCTCGACAGATTGTAAGCAGCTACGTGGTACTTGACTGCCCACTCCATAAGAGTCTGGTGCAGCAGGTACGCCTGAAATGGATCAAGCGTGATATGGTGCAGCATCTCGACCTCTTGGCTACGGGTTTCTATATCCTTAGCCATGATCTCGATGTGCAGGGCACCTTCGTCTGCGTAGAGGTTCAGGCTCTCTGTGTACCGAATGTTGCTGATTGGTTGGTAGGCCGTTACGCTCATGGGTGTATGTGGAGCTCCTGTATCGCCCTGGTGTATGCCACGTATTTCAGGTTCATTTCTTGCTCGATTTCCTCATCCTTCACAGCGCTTGGGTGTGGCATAAGCTCTGGGTGGATGATGTGGACAATGTGGCTCTCAAGCCCCTTGGCCCGATGCACTGTGCTCATTAGCACAAACTTGGTCCTGTCCGCACCAGCCTGCACATCGGCAAAGATGAGATTGATACGGTCCAGTACCTGCTGTACCGTTTCCATTCCCTGGCACAGTGCGTCGATGCAATCACACTTGTCTGCCAGTACCTGAAGCTTGGCTTCGTTGCTGATAGCCTTGTTGGGGTCAGCAGTAAGACGCGTTACTTCCTTGGCACGCCATTCACTTAGGCGCACCCCAAGATCAACGACTGTGTCATGGGGTGCTGCGTGACGCTTGATTAGCTTGGCTAGGTCTTGGCCAAACTCACGCCCCTGGATTTTGACGGGCACGTTGTTGGCAATCAGTTGGTAGGCCGCACTGACCAGTGGTGCATTCGTGCGACACAGCACCATGTGACTGCGCATAAACTCCAGCTTGGAGCTACGCACAACCTCACCAAAGTCTAGGTCTGGCTCACCCTCTGCGCCCGCAGCTTTCCACGCTGCATATCGAATCCACAGGTCTTGTGGGCACTCGAACTCGGGTACAATTGATTGTGCCAATTCCACTACAACGGGTGGGCAGCGTCGCGTGACTGTTAGCGGCAGTACCTTGACTGGCCTGTTGGTCTCTTCCAGCATGCGCTGCATGTTCGCCATGCTACGCGCATCAGCACCCCTGAACCTGTAGATGGCTTGGTGCTCATCTCCCACCAAGATAACACGCGCACCAGACGTGAGCACCATTTCTTGCTGCACGCGGTTCAAGTCCTGGCTCTCGTCCACAAACAACACGTCGAACTTCTCAATGGGCAAGCCTAAGACAACAGGCAGATACAGCATGTCGTCGAAGTCAATGGTACCCAGGTCCGACTTGCTCTTGGTCAAGCACATGCGCACCAGATTACAGATGGCCTTGGCGCTCTCTTCCAGCTCAATGCCATACTCGGCAGCCAGCCCAACAAGATTCTCGTTGGTGGGTTCCGTCAGTGTGTTCTTGCACAGGCTCACCAGTTTGAGCGTGGCGCTTCTCACCAGAGGTGCTGCCATTGGCGGCAGCATCTTAGCCACCTTGTCCTGGTCCAGCAGTTCTTTTATCTGGCGCTTGGTGTGCCTCACAATGGCTTGCCCGCCGAGGCTATGCAATGTCGCCGTACGAACACCACGCGGTACCTTGGTGAATAATTCGTCAGCGATAATTTTGCTGAAGCAGACAAAGGCCACTTTCTTGCCACGAGGCAGCACTTTCAGTGCCTCGATTATGGTAGTGGTCTTGCCCGTCCCAGCAAGCGCTTTGATAATGAGGTGGCAGTCTTCGTGCTGACACACCCCCATTATGTCCACCTGCTGTTGACTAAGCGTAAATGCCACGTTCACTCCCGTACCCTTTCATATGCGCTAGCCCTGGCTGCCGCATGGGTACATTGTGCGGCATAAGAAGCTCCCAGGGCAATCCCGTTAGGATAGTACCTTGGAATGGTACCTGAACTCGGGGTTCTCCCGAACAATACGTTTCGCTTCTTCACTGAAGCAATCCATAATGTTGCGGAGCTGGATTTCTGCTTCTTCGACGATGTGTTCCCAGCTCTGATTGCTGGTTTGTCCATCACCCCACTTGGCAGGTAGAACGTCACTGAAATACTCCGACGCCATGCCGTACGGACTAGGGGTGTTGTCCATCGCGTGGATGGCCTCACGAGTCAGAGCTACTTGAATATATCGTAAGGCCAAAAGTCGGGCCTGATCTGTCGTTAGTCTACGCTTCTTGGGCACCCTTCCACTCCTGTAAGGCCGCAATCAAGCGGTCCACTCCTTCTGCATTGAAGTGCAGCGCCGCAGCCGAGCCTGCATCTGGTGCGGTGAACACCCACACACGCGGCTCTTCCGCACTGCTGGATTCCTGTACGCGCACCATGACACCATACGTGTCCTTGAACTCGTCGTAGATGTCAAACCCGCGTGGGTTCTGCCGTACTGGCATTAGTTGTCCACCTCTTCGACGATGGCCTGCTGTGTGGCATCCATCAGCTTTTCCCACACGTGAGATGGCACAATCACCGACTTTTTGCTGGTTTCCGACTGGTGTGGCTCTGCCTGTCGCTCAGCCATGCGGCGAGCAGACAACAGGGCGATAAGGGTTTGGTCTTTCATCATGGCAGCCTTTCTATTGTGGGAATTGGGGCGTCCAGCTCAATGCCATTGAGATACCAGCCCATCTTTTGGACGTCCCAGAAGTACCTGGCCTTGCAGGTCATGCACTGCGCGGCGGGGACGTAGCTGGTCAACTGAAACTTCACGCGGGCAGGCACTGTGACTTTGCCATCACAGCGAGGGCAAGAGGCTTCTCTTGCCGTGCCGTCGATAATCTGTGCCGCAAGGCTATCGGGCAAGGCTGGTTTCCTCAGGCTCCACTACCTGGTGACCAGGACTAATGTTGAAGAGCAACGTAGGGTTCTGCTCCGACATAGCAGTTACCATTTCGTACACGCTGTCTTCTCGGACATCGTCGTAGATACCAAGAATCTCAAACGCATCGAATGGGTTTTTGGTATCCGCCACATCTGTGCGGTAAATCGTCACAACAATCATAGCACACTCCTTTTCTTTAGGCGGTACCTAGTGCCGCTTGCCCATAGTATGCAGCATATGAGTGTCCATAGGCAATCCTAGCATGAGTCTTGCCCTGTACATGGTGGCTGCTTTCTTGCCCGTGGGACTCAGCCTGCGCTGAAGGTACTTAGTCAAGCACTCTTTACAGCGGCCAGATCCATAGAAGCCCCACACGTCCGTAGCAGACCCAGGCTTGTATCCCTTGAATCTACCCTTGACCAACACCTTATTCTGCTTCACGGTTTTCTTGCCACAAAGCGTCATACCTTCACGGGCCAATACGTGGCGATTGGTATGGTAGTCCTCGGTCAACATGATGCAGGCACCCTTGAACCCTAGTGCCCAGAGAAGCTGAGTTGGTATCATAATTCCAGACAAAGAAAAGGGGCGGGGCCTGTCACACCCCGCCCCAATCTCGGCGGAGAAAAGGAGCTAACTCCGCCAAGCCAGAAAGCTCGACGGGGATCGAAGAAGTGTGAACAACACCATCCCCGCCGAGCCGCTTGCAGCCCACACCACGTTTTAGATCTCAGTGTTCTGCCCCACAAGATCCTTACAGGGAAGCCCTAGCCCTGACAGGCCAATAGGCTTATATGCCCCTGCGTCTTCGGGTGTCAGCCCGAAGTCCACATATATAACGCACTCCTAGCCTCGCCGCATGGAGGGAGTGAAGCTCGACATGCGGCATGGGCAGACTATACATAGCTTAGGCGTTGTTTCCAACGGTCTGCTCTAAGCCGATATCACGTGTGGTGGCGGGACAGGCACATGGAAGATGCGCCCATCCTTATGCTGTATCCTGCGCCCAATGGGCTTGAAACCGCCACGGTTCCACTGGTAGATTGATAGTTCTCTTTCGAAGTTGTGGTCCCAATACGCCCACGCCTTTTCGTAGTACATTGTGTAGACCACTGGTATCACTCCCTCGCCTAGGGATTTTGGCTTCACTCCAACGACGTACATGCCATCTACCATGTACGGCCTGTTTTGATACAGGCGTTCTCCCATTGCCCTCTATGCTCCAGGCTGCCAGTCTTGCCACTGCTACGCCTTGGTACAGTGTAGCAGCTAAGACTGTTCCGGTGCAAGTGGCCTGTTGAGAGGCATTTGATCGTGTTTGCGGTAGCAATCTACGCTGCAGAAGATGTCTGTACCAAACTCAATCGTTTGGCCCTTCTTCGCTGTTGCGAAGCGGTACACCATCGGTTTCAGCAGGTGGCAGAAGACACAGGGCGTCTTGTTGATAAAGTTCTTGGTCCCCTGGCTGAACAGTAGGGTATCCTCGTTGTCGTACGTCCCCACTAAACGAAAAGGTTTGCCACGCGGCTTTGCATTGGTCACAGATGATGTCGCCTCCTGGCACCGACATGCCACAATCGACGCATAACCCTGGCGGGAACTCTAACGAACCATGCGGCAGAGGACAGTCATCCTCGATGCAGTAGCACAGTCGCGTCATGCTTTTGACTCAAACTGGTCCAGCGTTACCCCACACCTGATTCCGTCATCTGACGAAATTACAGAACTAACCACTTCGACATCCCAGCCAGTGTGGGCGTCATGGTCCAGCACTCGGACCAGTTCGCGTGGGTTCTCGTAATCTACTTCATCACCAACATGGGTAGCCCGAAGCCACCACAGCTCGCCAACCTCAGGTGTCACGGCAGGTTGCCATCCCGCTTGTTGCACTCGTCTTCCATCTGCCCGATAAAGGCATCCACTACACCAATCACTGTGGCGGCGGCATTGAGCCACTCGTTTTCGTCTGGGTCTTCGTCGCCCGTAACCTGCCCCTTGAACAGGTCCTCGGAGCACCCGTCTTCCAGATACTCCAATACGTCCGGAGGTATGACGTCTTCCCATGCTTCCCACCCAACGGTGCCGTTGAATGTACCAAGCATGACCTTGAACGCCGTGGCCTCAATCCAGCGCCACTGCTCTTCCGTCCATTGGTAGTTGTACTCGACCTTTCCCTTTGCCAGAGAATTGCTATCCCACTTGGTAGCCTCTGCCAACTCGATGGTCAATGTCAGCTTGCGCGTTGCTGTATCCGTCACTCCAACGTTTCTCCTGGTACGAACTCACCCTTTACCCACCGCACAAAGAAACCAGCTTGCTCCATGTACGTTTTCTGAGACTTGGGTGTCATCAGGCTACCTTGCACGGTCTCAATGTACTCTTGCAGCAGACCCTCAAGCTGCTTGAGCGCCCTTGCGCTCACAACAATTTCCTTGTCCATTACACTCCTAGGCCCCATTGGGGGGTGCCATGCCAAAGTATAGCATGGCAGACCCTCCCTGGCGTATCCTAGATGGCCATCCAAAGGCCAGTGCCGCCAGTGGTCATCTCATTATCCCCGACGTACCCTTCCAGACACGCGAAGCACAGATACACGAACGGGGCAGTGGTCTCAACCCTGACCAATGTGCTGTCGCACTCGTTGTTGTCTGGAATACTCACCGCCTTGGTGTCGTCCGTTGGATGCAGGAACTCGATTGCCTTGTACTGGTAGTGGGTCGGTTTTCCACACTCAGCACATTTGTGTGGGTAGTACGGGGAATCTTCCAGGTTGTCTTCCGGATACGCCCCTTCCCACCACAAAGTGGTGTCTTTGAGACTGGCTTCCACTGCCTCCAGCACCTTGATGATGCCCGCCCCGTCCAACGTGTCGCTGGCGACTGGGCACATCCAGTTGCACTCGGGCTGAGTTGGTGGTGAAGTCCAACACTCTAGCCCCGCATCTTGCAGGGCCTTCTGGGCCACTTTGGTCTGCTCGAAAGTGCCGTTCGTCCAGACCAGGTACACACACCATTTCTTGGTGTCTTGCGTTACTGTTGCCATAGCAAAGTATACCACATAGACGGTGTTGTGTGCCTCCTAGCCCTGGAGTTTTGGAGGCTGAAACATGAGGTCTGTGAGTATGCCCTCAAAGGCTTCGGAGATGAAGTCATCCAAGTGCTCGAAACCAGTGCTCTGTACGAGAGCTTGACGCTCATCGTCGTCCCCCATAGCAAAGGTCTGCTTCTCGTCATCGGACAACTGGCTGGCCTGAGTCTCTGCCAGTTTCAGGGACGGAGTTAGGAAGAACGGCAGCTCTATGCTGCTGAATAGTTTCATTTGGTTATCTGCGGCCAGATTTTCCATCGTCTGGTACAGATGCGGGTACTCCGCCTTGAAGTCTTCCAGCGTCATACCTTCTCCTTTATCACAGTGCGCTTGCCAGTGCTGTCAATGCCAATGATTGTGGGCACGCCAGCCTTGAGGGCTTGGTTCACCATGTCTCGGGTGCCCTTGCTCTGGGACAGGTCGTCGTGGAACGCCAGCACAATATCTGGCGCTTCCCTCAACATCTCGCGGTTGCGCAAGGGACCAGCAGCACGATGGTACTGGTCCCAATTGGCAGGGTGCGGATGCACCGTGTAGCCAAGACCTAACGCAAGGTCTCCAGCGATTGTGTCCACTCCACGTGCCGCGCCATGCACAATCAATGGCGCGTGCATTAGGAAACCCTGGAGGGCGTCTAACACGACGCCACTATGTCCAGGGGTAGTCCAGTTCCGGTCGCCCGTAACCAGGATAGTAAGCTGCTTCTCAGGCAGTGACTGGGGTTGTCTTTCGACCAAGGCTGCTCTTCCTTTTAGGTGGCTCTACCAGGGCGGCTTTCTCGTGGTAAATGGCCGTCTCGTACTCCTCGATGGCTTCCGACAGCTCTTCGTTCACGGCCTGAACGTAGCCGCGCATGTAATCCAGTACCTTGACGCTACGACGCGCAATAACACTGGCTTTGGGCGTAGAACTCAGGTCGTGTTTGATTGCACGTACCAGTTGGTCTACGGCTTTGTGGCGCAGGATAGCCTTAGCCATCCGCGTATAAGCCTCGTCTCTTGTGGGAGGCGGTGCTTCAGGTGTTTGTGTAGGCTGTGCCATGTGCATAGTATACCCGTACGAGCGTCTGTAACGCTATCCAGGGCACAGAAAAGGGGCTGCATGGTTAGCAGCCCCATGTGCCTGGAGACGCAGGGCTATTCCTCGTCTTCCTCTTCTTCGGTGTCGGCGTCCTCGTCCTCGGTTTCCTCGTCCTCATCCGGCTCAGGCTCTGGGGCCTTGTACGCCGTGATAAGTTGGCACGGACGGCGGTAGCCCGTCAGCTTGGTGCTGAGACCAAGTAGCACCTGTAGGTCTGCGACGACCTCACTAGTCCCGTGCTTGGCGAGAAACGCCACGGTGCGTTTCTTCATCAGGGCCTCTGCTTCGGGTGTTTTCCACTCCGGAAGCGGGGCTTTCTTGGCCTTGACGGCCGTTTTCACTGCTGCCACGTCTTACTCCTTGCGCCTATGGCGCTTCTATTGGTATGCCTTGCTGCACACCCCTACATAATACTGCCCGCGAGTTCCAACCTGCAATCCCAACTGGGATTAGCACTTCTTTCAACCTTTCTTCTTGAACTGAACACAGTGTAGGCAGAGCAGATCCCTGCGCATACGGCACATCTCTCCAGGGGGTGGCTTGTGACTAACAACAACTCCGCCGCAGTTCGTACAGTAGTGAGTACAGAGACCCGATTGAATCATCAGACGATTTCCTGTGTGGGAAATTTCTTGATTGTATTCCCGATAAACACACCAGGACTAGGGTGTTTCGCCAGCGTGCAGCACAACCTGGGATGGTAGCTGTCACCCAACAGATAGGCGTATGCCTTGCGTCCATCGCGAAAGATCACCACCAGTGCCTTCATCCTGTTGTTGCGACCAATGAACAAGATGTGTGACGGCAGTGAGATCACATGCCCATGGACGGCCAGGGCGGTCATAGAAAAAGGCCCGCTCCCTTGAGGGCACAAAGGAAACGGGCCTTCTCGATGACAGCGGGGATATGGCAAGTCACCCTGCTGCTTTGGTAACTATACCACGTTTGTGTTTCGCGGCGTGTAGACATTTGCCTACGATTATCTTCCTTTCCTTCATGAACCTGGACCATACTATCACTATTATACGCGCACACGTTGGCGTGTTCCTGCACAACGCCTCAGTTATGGCGCGCTCGTTTGTAAGACCGAAGAACTCTGGTGTACCCCACACCGTGACAACGTATGGTCGTCTCTCGTTCTGTAACAGGACTCTCCACCCGTGACGCTTGCCATCGTCTGCACGGTAGAGTACGTCTACAATCATTTTGCCCTCAGCTAACGCAGTGCGTCTACTTCACTCCAATGCGAGTCTGCCACGTGAATGCCCATCAGCCTCGCTGCACGTACTACTTCGCCCCTACCAACGTCATCTCTATCGGTGGTCACTACCGCCCCCACGGTTATGCGTAGGTGATAGTTGCCCTCATCTTTGGGCCTGACGGCGAAGTACCTCTCTGTACCTCCTCCTCTTGGTATCTCATGCCAGACACAGGCTGGCACAATCCTACGTGCCAGCATCATCTTGCTCTTGCCCAGGTAAGTAAACATACCTAACACATACTACAGCTTAGCGATGTCTAAATGCAAGTGCCACGAGAAAAGGGCAGGGGTGCTATCCCCTGCCCAACCCCCGCTAGTTAGTCGGCGTCCGCGTCCTTGGCTTTCCAGATGCGGTACGTGCCCGCCTCCTCGTTGTGGCGCATGACCAGGCCCAGGTCGTCGGCGTGGTTGTAAATCCAGCCGATGTTCATGCTGGTGTAGTTCTGGTCCTTCTCCGACAGCGTGGTCTTGGTCGACTTGGCCCATGCACGGTGCAGGCGCTTCGCTTCCGTAATCACGTTCTCGGGCTTGCCAGCGCCGTCACTGTCGGCCAGCTCAGCCTTGCTCACCAGTTTCAGCGCCTGATACACGAAGTAGCGCTTGGCACCGATGGTGGACGGGTTACCCCACCCGCTGGTGTCGACCTTCGGCACTGCGGCTTTCTTGACCGCGCCGTTGGCCTTCGCCTTGGTTGGGCGTGCCTCTGGCTCGTCCTCTTCCTCGTAGTCCGCAGCCGCACGCTTGGTGCTGGTCTTGGCCGCGACCTTGGCGACTGCCGCTTTCTTGGCAGGCCGCGTAACCACGACTTCCTCTTCCTCCTCGTCGGGGACTTCGTCCTCGTCGTCCTCATCGTCCTCGACAACGGGGGCCTTGGCCTTCACTGGCGCGGCTTTCTTGGCAGGCGCAGCGGTGGCTTTCTTGGCGGCGGGGCGCCCGACGACTTCCTCTTCCTCCTCGTCGTCATCCTCGTCGTCCTCATCATCTTCCTCGTCCTCGTCGTCCTCGTCCTCGACTACGACGCGCTTGGCCGTGGGCTTCGTTGGGGCCTTGGCTGCGGCTTTCTTGGCTGTGGGCTTGACAACGACTTCTTCCTCCTCGTCGTCCTCCTCATCCTCGTCGCCTTCGTCCTCCCCATCGGTGTCCTCGTCCTCTTCCTCTGCGTCTTCCTCCTCGTCGGTCTCCTCAGCCGCCCCGCTGGACTGCTCCATTGCTTTGGCGCAATCGGCGTGGTACGGGTCGTCGTCGATAATCACTGGCTTGCCCGTGGCGATTGGTTTGTCACACAGCGTGCAAACCACTGGTGTCTTGCTCTTGCTCTTTGCTTCGGCCATTAGCCCGCTAAACTCCTTAGAATGGCTGGTCGTACTTCAGACGCTTTAGTATCTGGCGGTCACGCACCACACCAGCGATGGTGGTACGTAATGTACAGGTAGGAGAACACACCCTCAGCTTTCCGGCTTTCTTGTGCGCCGCAATCTTAGCCTTACCCGCTACCACTGACGTTGCAAGCTCTTGCGCTCTTGTGCGCATTAGCTCACTACGCATATACAGGGGGACGGCTTTGCTTGGCACACTACACTTTACCAGCCCAGGCTTCCCTTTGGCAAGGTGGGGCCTGAGCAATGAAGGTGGCTTACTCGCCGCGCTTACGAACGCATCGGCGGGTATATACTTGACAATCAAGATGATTGCCACAACTAACAGCAATCCGAGTTTGGCTTCTGTGTCCACCTATATCTTCTGCAGTTCTGCCTCCATTAGCTGGAGGATACCTTCAGCTTCGTATTGGCCGTCGATGTGTCCAAAACTGCGCGTGCTCACCTCGGATAAGATACTCATCATACCAGTGGTTTCCGACCAGAAATGCGGCCGGTCCTGGTACTCGAGGAACGTGTCAAACGTCGGCCGCAACATTGTATCCACTGTTGCGTATAGCGTAACCACACACTCCACGGTATCTACTACCAAGTAGGTGTCGGGGCTATCCTTGCCCTGGTACACCTTCTCACTCGGCTTGCTACCTATATGCAAGCTAGACCTCCTATTTACTTGTTCAAGTGCGCTGCCCCCACTTGGGGCCAACAAAAACAGTATGCCACCAAAGTTATCCGTGCGGCAATCCCAGTGGAGCGTCAAAGACGAAGTTCGTTGGGAACGGCTCAAACCCACCCTGCTCATTATACACCAAAATGACAAAGGGGTACCCCAGTCTTTGGCGTAGAGCCTGAACAGCTACCACGTTGAAGTAGGCATGTCCCGTTACCAGGAAGAATATCCTACTGGAAGGCCAGATCCTCTCCACGCTGGCACGTATCTCGGCGGTCACATCTAGTATGTAATCTCGCGTTAGTGGCCGCCGAGCTAGCATGGATAATGGATAGAGAACTACCTGGTCCTTGAGCCACTCCTCAAGGACCGCCTTATCGTGGTGGTGTGGTGTTGCTGAGACTACCGTTAGCACCACTGACCTGCTGTTGGGTCCGTGCTTTCTCCAGCTTCGCTCGCGTACGGTTTGCCTTCGCCATCTGTCGGCCAAGTTTGATCTCCAGCTTCTCCAGCTTGGAGGTTTGGTCAGCCACGTTTCACCTTCTTACGCCGCACAGGCGCGACCTCTTCCTCTTCTTCCTCGTCGTCTTCCTCGACCTCGGCTACCTCTTCCTCCTCATCATCGTCTGGCTCCTCCTCCTCACGCTTGGTAGCAAACAGCATGAGTACTTCGCCAAGCTCGTCATCATAGTCGGTGACAGCAGTTAGGTCATACCCGCGCACCCGTAGGGGTTTGCGGACACCCTCGCGGATTTTGACCTTCTCGGTTTTGCTGGCGACAGGGATGACCACTGCTTTCTCGCCCAGCTCCAGCCTGATAAGCCTGCGCACCAGTTTCTCGTACTCTGGGTTGCGCGACCCAGGCGAGCGCCCCTTTGGCACGTCATCCCTGCGGATGGTGCGGGCAACGACAATCAAGCCGTTCTTGGGAGCAGCCTGCTCTGGCTCCTCATCGTCCTCTACAGGACGCCGTTTCTTCCTATGGGCTATGACCACTTGGTTATCTCCTTGCTGGCACTTTTTGCCATAAGGCAACTATACAGCAGCAGGCTTCCCATTTGCAAGTTGCAGTTTTGCAGTGGAGTTAGTAGTCTCTAGGGATCATGCCAGGAATCTCTTCAGGGTCCTGAGGGCGTTCACGAGCCAGTTCTATTGTGACGGCCCCATCCTTGCGGATGGTAGCAGCATTGCTCATCCTGGTCCACTTCGTGGTGAGCTTCGAGTACTCGTCTTCACTCACGTAACCGAATATACGTATCGCTTCGATTATAGACAGTACATCGTTCTCAGCACACGCCTGCTGGACCATCTTCAAGAACGGAGCTAAACGGTCTCTAGCCATTTACGTACCTGTTCATAGGGTACCCCGTAGGATGATAGTTCTAGATACGCTGCTTGAATCAGGTTCGAATACTTCTCTGGGTCTTTGTTCCAACGGTACTGACAGAAGTTACGCATCATCGGTGCCCTGAGCTCTGGATACTCAGGCAGACCTTCGAATGCTCTTTCGTCGTCGTGTTGCTTGAAGTCACGGTACGCCTGCAACGTTTGTATCACAGCCCGCCAGTACGGACCTATCACGTTCTCCAATCGTTTGAAGTCGTCGTGGTGGTACTCTATCTGTTCGCGGATGTTGCGCTCTGCCCTGGTTAGCTCAGTGGCAACTAGCGGACCAGTCTTCATCATTGGCGGTGTGGCTTCGAAATACTGGTACAAGTCAAACGGCTTGACGTCTTCGCACTCTCGGTACTTTTCCCGATACACGTGGAAGCTGTCCTGCACTATGAACATATGTCCCATTGGCACATGCAATGACGCAGCCACCCACTCCTGGACGTGGCTCCACTGCATAACGTTGTACGGTATCCCCCATACCGCATCGTTGCTACGAATGATTTGCATCCAGTCCAGCCTGCCTTCTCTTATCATGGCATGGGCATAGACGTTGCAAGCTCTGTCATTTGTCTGGGCCTGGTAGTTATCCCAATACGGGTGGCTGAGAACAATACTAGCCTGTCTGCTGTCGGGGTCTGCCACCAGGGTCTGGATTACATGCTCAAGCTGGTCTATTCCAGAATAATCAAGGCTCTTCCTAGCACCGTAGTCATAATGGCGCATTCTATCCCCATACGCCGCATTGAAACCAACTACATCACGCTGCCAATGGGGTGTACCTCTTGGGCCATCACCCTGGATGTCGATGATGCTACTGTTGTAGAAGGCCAGCGCC